GTTCATGTGCAACAATATTTGCAAGTGCAGCATCAGTTGCAAAATTTGGTGTGTATGTGCTTGCCAACAATAAAACTTTTATTGTTGCCGTGTCCAGGTCAAGCGTTCCATTGTGCCTGTATTTTTTTGCAATATCATATTCAGTGATTGTGGTTGCCATGTGAAAACCTTATGATAATATTCTGTTAGCTAAAAGTCTGATTGTGACTTCATCATTTTTCTGTGACAAAGTGTCAGGTGCAACTTCAAATGCCCCTTCATCAGTGCTTAATAAAAGAAGTGAATATGTTTTAAATAATTCAGTTAATTTGTCAACTGATGCTTTTTCTGCATTTTTTAAAACAATGATGAATGTCCTGTCACTATGTGAAAAACCATTGTCTTCAATTGAAGCATTGCCATCAAGTGTGGCACGCCTAGAAACCCGCCTTGATAAGTTTTTCAATTGACTGTTTGGTGAAACAGTTTGGAAAGCTTGGTTTCCATTTATGTCAAAAGTTAATGCTGATAATGCAATCATTAATTTATACCCTGTAAGAATTCGACAAATTCTGCATTGCCTCTGACTTGTATTTTCTTTAATATTTCAAACATAAAGGCTTCAATGTGTTGTTCAAGTCCATGAGATTTGATGTTGATGATTCCATCACCATTTTTCAATGCTTCTGTTTGCTGTTCAATTTTGTTTATTTCTGCCAAAGTCAATTTTTTCTGTAGTTCAAAGGCATCAGCCCGGGCTTTGTTTTCAATTTCAAGCTGTTTCTGAATTAATTTAAAAGAAGTATCTGAAAGGCTGACACCAATAAAACTTGATAATGAACCAATGGCAGTGCTGATGACTTTTTCTGTGCTGCCAATTGTTGTGTTGATTGAATCAAATATTGTTTGAAATTTCTTTGTGTCTGCTTCAAGTTGTGCGGTTTTAAAATCAACAACAATTTCAAATTGTTTTATTCTTTCGTTTGATGCTATTTGTTCCATCTTGGTCAGAAATTCGTCTGACTCTTTTTTTGCTTCCTTGGTTGTTTTTGCTACTGCTGAAAACTTTGTTGAAATGTTTGTCAATCCATCTGAATAACCAACTAATTTTCCTGAAGCATCAAATACTTCATTTGCAATCTTCTTTGTTTCTGTGTGAATTAATTTTGAACCACCAACAATTTTTCCTGAAACAACATCAAAGTTGTCACCGTGTTTTTCATATGCAGCATCAAATTCTTTTATTGTTATTCCAAGGTCATTGGTTGCATCTGCTGCAGAATCTGTTTCTTTTTTGACATTTCGCAAGGGGCTTGATATTGCGTTCAATCTGTTTGTCAGTTCTTCTGCTTCTTTTCGTGCTTCCCTGAATTCCTTGTTCAGTTTTGCCTGTGCAATTGTAGTTTCATCAATTGCATTGGGGTCATAACCATCATTAAATAAATCAAATAATTTTGTGCCTAGTGTATCAACACCAGGAACAAGCCGGTCATTCAGGTCAGCCCATCTTCCAAGTTCATATGTTGCAAGACCAACAGCACCTGCAAGACCTCCCTTGCCTAAAAATTTTAAAATTCCTTTTAAATTTCCATTTAAAGCAATAATTGCAGCTGATACTGCAATGATTGATGGCGCTAAAGAATCAAATGCAATTGCTATTCCACCAACTGTTCCAACAAGTTCTTTTGATTCATCATCAAGACTGTTGAACCATTTAACTGCATCAATTAATAAACGGATAACAGGTTCAAGTGCTTGTTCAACACCTTGTGTGAATTCAGCCAGTGTCTTGAATGCACTTCCAACACCTTCAATGATAGACTTCAAACCACTAACAGAAGAAATGTCTGCACCAGAAAATAAATCATTAATGGTTTTCTTTACTGTTTCAAGGCCCTGTTCAAATTCTGAATAGTCTGCAGATTCTAATGCTGCTGGAAGGTTTCTTGCTATGTCTTCAAGAACACCTTCAAGTTCTTTTCCAATGTCTTCAATTGCACCAACAAAACCTTTTAATTTGCCGCCTTTGATACTGTCATCAAGAACACCAAAAATTGCCGCAAGTGCTTTTGCAATTCCACCAAATTCATCAAGAAGTGGTGCACCAATTGAAATCAATAGTGATTTAAAATTGTTTATGATTCTTTGTGTGCTGTTTCCAGCAGCATCAGCCATCTTGTCAAATGCTATATTGACAGCGCCTGTCTTTTTTGCCATTGCATCAAGGCTGTCTTGGAATTTTTGTGCACCTTTACCTGTTAAGACCAAAGCACCATTCAATGCTTCAACACGGCCAAAAAGCTTTGCCATTTGTGCAGTGTTGCCGCCTGTGGCCTTTTGAACATCTTTCAGGACACCGGACAGACCTTTTGCTTCCAATGCTTGAACATTGAATTCAATTCCAAGATTTTTTGCAAGTTTTTCTGCTTCACCTGATGGTTTTATTATTGCAGAAATAGCGCCTTTTATTGATGCAATTGCTTGTGCTGTTGGTTGTCCTGTTGCAGTCAAGGCTGCTATTGCAGCAAGCAGTTCATCAAATGGAACTTGAGCACTTGCAGCAATGCCCGTGACTTGTGCAAGTGATGCTGACAGTTCTGGAAGTGTTGTTTGTCCTTGTTTGACTGTTGTGAATAATGCATCAGAAAATTGTTCTGCTTTGTCTGATCCTTCAGCATATGCATTCAGTGATGACACCAAAACAACCAGTGTGTCAGATAAGCTTGCTTTACTAGCAACAGCAAGTTTTTCAGCCTGACTAACAATTTGTATTGAATCTTTGAAGTCTGTTCCAGCTGAAATAGCTGAATAGATTGATTGTGTTATTTCATCAAGTGACTGTGTTGAATTCTTTGAATATTCAATGATGTCATTTCTGAAATCTTCAAGCCCATCAAGTGGAAGGTCAATCAGTGTGGCAATTTCCCTGAATGCCGTGTCAAAGTCACCAGCAACTTTGACTGAAAATGCAGTTATTGCAACCGCACCTGCTATCATTGCCGCTTCAAATTTTAAAACTTGTTTTGTTGCGCCTGCAACTGGTGCTGCAGCGCCTTGAATGGTTGATGTTACTTTGTTAATGTTTTTTAAAGCTGAATTAGTACCTGCACTTGTTTTGTCTAATCCATTAAAGATTATATCAATGGTTCGTTTTAAGTCAGGCATTATTTTTTTCCAAAAAAAAGCCCGGAAAAAACCGGGCTTGTTAAGTGTGCATTTTATTCATCTGCAATATTCATCAATTTTTGTTTGACTGTTCTGAACTTGTTTCTTTATATAGTCACATTCATTTATTCTGCAACCTTTCCGCAACATGTCCTGATAATCATCTTTGTCTTTCCTTGCATCCTTGCAATTTCTTATATTGTATGAATTATCTGAACTGACTGAAGTTGTTCTTTTATGTTGCCTTTTTTCATAGCTTTTCAGCATTTCTTTTTCTGCAGGTGACAGAAAGTCATTTGCAGAATAAACACTGAATGAATATAAAATAAGTATAATAATTGAAAGGTTTTTGAATAAATAAGTCATGATGTCAGGTCCCTGATTATATGATGAATGTTTGCATCATTATGCATCAAGGTTGTTCAGTCAAGTCAAACAGCAAAAATTATTCAATTATTGTTAGACTTTGATTTGTCAGTGTAAAATATCGCCCAAAGTCCGGTTTCAACTTCTGTGATTCTGCCGTGTGGAAACAAGTCAGGCCGGGCTTCAAACAAGAACCTGCCCCGCATGTCACACATTTGCAATGCAAATCTTACTTCTGGATTTTTCCAGAGTCTGGCGACTTTCCCAGACAGGAACCTTCACCTGTCAAAGACAGTATTTGATTTGTAATGTCATAAAACAAAACAGGAAAAGTTTCACATAATTTGATTGCAATCTGATTGTCAACTTCAGGACTGACTGAACCAAGAACAAGAACTTCTGACCTTTTTGCTATGTCATCTGGAACAGCGTCACCAATTCCAAGCCGTTCACGCATAGCTTCAACAATGTCACCTTTATCAGATGAAACCAGACCTTCAGCAATGGCTGACATGTCACGGTTCTTTTCACGTGCTTCCTGATACTGTGCAACTTCAATTCCAACCAACCCGCGAATTTTCCACACCGCTTCCTGACCTTCAAACCATTCTTGAAGATCAGGAACTTTTATGGTTTTTTCACGTGGCTTCAAATCAGCTGAAATGAATGCATCTGGCTTGAAGCCTGCCATTATTGCTCAACCTTGACATGTTCTTCTTCAGCTGAAATTGTACAGTTTGCTGTAGGATGATCTGTTGCAGCATAGTCAAGATCAACACCAAGAATTCCTTGGTCCAATATGTATGGAGAGCGGTTCTTGTTTTGAAAATACTGGAACCATAAAACTTCATTGGCCAGTTTGATCAAAGCATCAGTGATACCATCATTCAGTTTTGCAATGAAGCTGCCCTGACTCAATGATGTTGAAACTGATCCCAGTGTTTTATTATTATAATATGACTCTGAAGAAACAGAATGACTGTTGCTTGATGGCTTGAAATCACCAGCAATTGAAAGTGGTGCAAAGATTGGTGTGCTGAAATCAATGGTCACATTCTTTGCAACTGATGCTGTGTGACTTGCTGGCAAAGCAGAATCAAATGTGATTTTTCCTGTGGCGGGGTCTTCTGACCAGCCAGGGAAATCATAGCGTTCAAGATGTGTTCCGATAACATCATATACTTCTTCAGCTGTCACTGGTGCTGATGCTATTGCAGTGAATTTGACTTGTGCAATCTCAATTGAACCAACAGGAATGAAAGGTGGTCCACCTGCAGCGCCACGAGTGTCAGAATGTGCAGTTGTTGCAGTACCGGCAACAACAGCCAATGAACCAGATGAATTAACTGTCACACTATTAATGATGTGCGTGTTTGTGGTTGCGCCACGTGTCAAAGCAAGGTCAGTTCCTGCAGAAACAGAAGTCAGGATTCCAAGCAAATAACAAGTCAATGCAGTGGCATCAACAACATCATCTGAACCTGAAATTGCTGGTGTGACCTTACCACCTGTTGCAACGCCATCAGGTTTGACATCATATTCAGAGCCAGATTTTTTTGACCACGGTTTCAAGCTTGTGGTGAACATAATTTTGTCACCTGAATCAGTCATACTGACCTTTCCCTGTGGGTCTTGGCCTGCTTCATATTTTAAGAGTGAATTTTTATTCAGTGACATGGTTTGGAACCTCCAAAGGTTTTGATTGTGTTTTAACTTTACTTTTTACTAATTCAGCTGATTTATTTTTCAGTAAAGAATCAGCCATTTTTTCAGTGAGCATTCCTTCATCTGTGGAATATTCACGACCAGCAGGGCCAAAAACATATCTGTTCCCGTCCTTATCTATTGCTGTTGCAATTTCTTTCATAATTATTTTCATAATTTAAAACCTTTATGGATTCAGAACTGAATATGGATCACCACCACATGTGGTGTAGTCAATTTTGTAGGTGATTTCAGCCGCAATTGTTTTAAGGCCTTCTTCTGGATAAACAGGCGTAAACCCTGTGTATTGCGTATCATCAGCAAGACCACCAAATGTTGAATCTTCTTGTTCAATTGCAAATCTGAATTCACCAACTATTGAATTGATTATTTTGCTGTATGTGTCATCAGTTTCTTCATTAATTAGAATCTGAATAGACACTTCCATGCTGCAAAAATCACCACCATAATTGTCACGGCTGGCAACTTCAGGACCATCAATCAATGTTGCTGCAGGGAGTTCTTCTTCAAAAAATGTTCTTCTTGATCTGTATACCTCATGACCAATATCTGTATTGAATGCCTGTGCTTTCACAACACCTTTCATCACATCTTCAAATTTCTGCAATATCTGTTCACGTATCGTTGCGGTCATTTTTGTTTACTCAATAAAAACTTTATTTCAGAATCCAATATTGTCTGCAGGTTGTTTGCTGCATGAAATGAAACAAGTGATTCTTTGTTGAACTGAAACACTGCAGGGATTGATGGACCAATTTTTTCAGTGATAGGCAAACGTGCTTTGCCTTTTCTTTTGTACACTCCACGGTGACCACTTTTCATTGTTGCAATGAATGATGTCTTGTGTTTTTCAATCGGGTTTGCTTTCCTGACCCTGACAGACACACCTTTTTTTGTTTGCCTTGCACCAAATGCAATCAATGGAATTGGTTTGCCTGAAATTGTCATTTTTGCTGACAAGCTTTTGAAGCTTGCCTTTGTCAGTCTTATTGCTGCATTAACTGTTGCAGCTTTCAGTGTCACAACCTTTCTGATTTCTTGGCTGGCTTCAGTCTTTGCCTTTGATGCAGTCTTGTTGACTGAACGTCTGATTGCAGTTGGTGCACCGTTCTTGATGCCTTTCAAAAGATCATTGGTTGATTTCACTTGCTGTGAATTAAATTCAATCGGCTGTGTTGGCATGATCAGATTTTCCTGACGGCAACAGTGACAATGAATCCATCATCTTTGATTATTCTTTCAACATTATATGTGTCAGAGTTAAGAACAATTGCAGCGTTCCTGACAGGCTTTCCAACATCAGAAACAATCAAACCAATTGAAGTGATTGTTTCAGTGACAAATGATTCAAGTGAACCAATTTCAATATCATGATCAATAATTGCTTTTGTTAAGACAGCAGAACCACCTGGTGGTGTGTAAGTTGCATCAAATGCAAAATCATCTGTGTTAAAAAAAACATTTGGGTCTTCAGTCATTGCCATAATAAAAAAGGCCGGTTTCCCGGCCCTTTCCTTTTATTTGCTTAGATAGTTTTACGTTACAGTACCAACAGCAATATTCAGCTTCACTTTGATGAATAACTGTGTGTTGATTCCTGGTTCAGCTGCAATACAACCAGCCGAATGATCACCAGTTGCAGGCGTTGCTGCATTGTCATCAATATTGCCTGCTGAAACATCAAAGTTTACAGTTTCACCCTGTGCAATTACTGCTGCAGATGCTTTCGGCAGATCATAAACACCGGAAATTGCAACAGATCCTGTTTCACCACTAGCAATATCAACCATTGGAATTGCTAACAGATTGCCCATCACAAACGGAACACCTGAAGTCAGGTTCGCTGCAGCAGTATGCTGTACAATTTCCCCTTCACTTACATAATTATTAGACATTTTCAAATCCTCGAATTAAATTTTATTAAATAAAAAAGGCCTTGACTAACAAGCAAGGCCTTTCAGTTTTATTACAGGTTATTAAGCGCCCGCGTCTGTGACTCCGCCACGGAAGTCAGTTGCTGCTACACCAAAGTCACCACGGACCTTAAGTTCAGCGCCATCAACATTCCAGCCATCTTTTGCTTCAATGTATGGTTCTTGAACACCATCAAGGAATGCAACTTCAATGACAGGTGCAATATTTGGATCAGCAAACATATAACGTCGCGTGCCTGTCAGTCTTGCAGTGTCAACAATATCACTGAACAATCCATTGACCATATTTGGTCGTTGCAACTTGCTTGCAGTGTCTGGATCATACTGCGCTTCGTTGATAACTCTTGCAGTACCACCAATCGCCAAAGGAACCAGCAAAATAGATGGTGTCATATCAAGAATTTCAGTTCCACCAACGCCTGTTTGTGATGCCATCACAACTCGATCTGCCTCAAGTGCAACTACGGAAATTGCAGCACCTGCACCAAGGTTGCTATGACTTGCATCAAACAATGGATTTCCATCGGTCATATTTGGACCAAGACCACTATTTTCAGCAAGCAATGAATAAACAGCTGCTTCAATTGTGCGGCGATATGAACGACCAAGGGCAATGGCCAGACTGACAAGCGCATTCAGATCATCATTGATGATGGCTTCACGCGTGATTGCAATGATGTTTCCTTTTGTGCCTGCAGTGATTGATTCTTTTTCACCATCTGGAACAGCCTTTCTTTCAAATTCGCCATGCTCATTCAATGAATCAAGGTTACCAATTGACCCTGTTTTATATCGATTATGCGCCCTGAAATCAGACACACTACCAACTGAACAAAACCGCGTCCAAGTGTCAGGCGTTGTTGCATATGCTGCAAGCAGCGTTTTGTGCATGACATTTTCAAGCAACACAGGAAAATCACTAGTTGACTGAAAAGCAGCTGCAACAACTTGAAGCTTGTTCATGCCAGCTGTTGATTTGCCGCTTGCACCAACACATGCCTTTGCAATTTCAAGCAAGGTTGAACTCTTGAAAGGATTTCCGGTCAAGTCGCCAGAAACTGGTTTGTGACCATTACCTTTCATATTGTGAACACCGGCGCGAACCAGCAACACAGATGACCCTGCATCAATACGCTTGTCAACTTCATCAACTTCAATTTCAACAGAACCGCTTGAAATTGGTTCACAACCTTCAGCAAGCTTGGCCAGCAGTTTTTGCCCTGCAGCATGCGCATCACATTGCTGATCAGCAACACAACTGTTCATCAAATCACTGACACCTTCATGTTCTGCGAATGGTGCAAATGCATTCCTGATGTCTGTGCTTCGCTGCTGTTCTGCAGCAAGTGCAGCTTGCACTGCTGTATTTTCTGCGGCTTTACTTTTGGCCGCCAATTCGTCTTTAGTTTCTTGTGGCATTTTAATATCCTCTTTCTTTGGTTTATCAATAGCAGCGACCAGTGCCGCCAGTTTAGTGGAACTTGTTAAATCTTTAGAATCAACAGTGATTGTTTTTTGATGATTCATAACAGATGTTTCAAAGAATTTTGATTCTCTAAATCCTGCCGCAACATCAACTTCATTTTCACTGATGACATCAACAAATCCAAAATCAAGGGCTTCCTGGGCCGTGAAATAATGATCTTCCCCATCAGTCAGCATGGACAATATTTCTTCTTTGCTTTTGCCTGTTTTTCTCATGTAACTGGAAGACATTGCATCTGCATATTTATCAAGAATATCAGCAAATTCCCGCATTTCTACGGCGTTGCCCATAAGGCCTGACCAGGGGGCATGAACCATGAACATTGCATTTGCCGACATTTCGACAGTATCACCGGCCATGGCAATGAGTGATGCAATTGAAATTGCAACACCTTCAATTGAAATATTAACTGCTGCATCATGCTTTCTTAATACGTTGTGAATGGTTATGCCATCAGACACTGAACCGCCATATGAATTGATTCTGACGTTAATATAATCAACGTTCATTTCTGCAAGGTCTGCAGCAACCTGTTTTGCAGTGACTGTTTCTTCAAACCATGATTCCCCTATGTCACCATAGATCAGAAGTTCAGCTTCTGAACTGCCTATTGCTTTTAATTCATAATTCTTTTTTGGCATAACTATTCACCCTTTGTTGATTTGTCGTCTGCTGCTTCTTCTTTTGAATCAAGTGCAGCCTGAAGTTCATGTTTTGAATCTGTGATGAAAACCAGACCATCATCATCATTTTTCATTCGCCACACTTTGATTTGTTTTCTTACTTGATCAGGGTTTCCACCTGATTCACGAATGTTCTGCTGTGCTGATTTATATCCTGCCTGTTCTTGCAACACTTTTCCTTTCACTTCTTTTTCTGGATCGATCCAAGGCATTGCAGGACCACGGAAATCAGCATCTGCAATTGTCCTGATATCAATATTGGCCGGAACATTCACAAGTCTTGCCAAAACACATGCATTAACAAATTGAACATATGTTGGTGCAGTGTCCTGGCTGATGAACAACCCGGTCAATGCTTCATAATTTCGCCACCCTTCAACAAGTTCCTGCCTTTGTGATGCATATGAACCATCATAATCACGTGCAACACTTGAATAGTTAGTTGAAGTTCCTGCTGAAACTGCTTTCATCATTGCATTTCTGAAAGGCTCAAGAAGTATTGAAGGCCGGTTGCTTTGAATGGTTCCAATTTCTTCACCAATCTGCAAACCATCTGCAACCATTCCTGGTTGCATTTTTATGTGCCTTTCTGTGTTTGCACCATCAGGACCATTATACATTTCAGCATTGCCTTTCTTAATAAAGGCAGTCATTGCTGCAGCTACACGTGCGGCAATTCTTTCACTTTCTTCATAGTCTTTCAGGTCTTCAAGTCTTCGCATGACTGAAGCAAACACTGAAACACCACGTGTTTGTTTGATCCTGTCAACATGTTTCAAGTGGGTTATTCTTTCTGCAGGAATGCGTTTTGTTTCAGTGTTATAAAGTGAACGCAAATCTGAAGGATGCTTTTTATATACGTGGTAACCTGTAGCCCTGCCCCAGGCATTCTTTTCAACACCTTGCACAATTCCTTTACTTTCATCTGTCAAAGAAATTGGCAGATAATCCGCTTCAATCAATTCAACTGAAAAAGGCACAACTGTTCCATGCTGAAGGCCTGCAACCGGACCTGTCAGAAACTGCTTTAAGCATTCGCCATCTCTGAACCATGATCTTGCAGTTAATCTTTCTGATGTCTTCCTGTCGTATTCATGCGTTACTTCAGGCTTCTTACTCCAAATTTCATGAAGTATTGAAAGCTCGCGTGCAAGGTCTTCAAGAATGTCACCGTTTTTGTCCATTGGTTGCGGTTCAACACTGATTCCATTAGGACCAACAACATTATTAACCAGGGTGTTTAATACACCGCGTGCAATATCATGATTCTGGTCAAGCTGCCTTGCATATCCGCGAAGGTTTGCACCGGACCGATCAACAACAACATCACCACTTGAATTGTCAATTCCTCCTTTTCTTAGCCTTCCAGGCTTTGCCGCTTCATAGGCTGCATATGTTTTCATTGCATTTCTGAAATGAATCCTTCTGAATGCTCTTTCAGGATCAAAGGTTGCAATTATACTGTCAACTAAATTCATTCTGTTGCATCCGCAAAGTTAGCAAGTGAAAATGTGCTTGAAGCACCAGCAGAAGCGGCCTGTTCTGCTGAAACTTTGCGTTCCCATTCTTTCCGGCCAGCCTGTATTTCTTTCAAGTCTGCCCTGGTCATTGTTCTGTCGTTGATTGAATATGACTGCCCTTTAAGGACTGCTTTTTCTGCGGCAATATAAAGTGCCTGCATGTCTGTTGCTTCGCTCATTAAATCCAGTCTCCATCAGTCTGCAGCCAATCATTATCATTGGCCTGCTGTTGTTGTGTTTGTTTTCTTGGTGGTTCTGTAGATGGTCGATCTGGACTGACGCCACCACGGATTCTTATCATCAAATATGCAATAGCCTCTGCATCAAGCTTGTGATTGTCTCTTGCTGTCTTGATCCATATTGTTGCACCTGATGGCTTCTGGACCCTTGATTCAGCAATGATCTGCTTGCAATAATCTTCAGATATATCAGAAGGCAAGAACCATGCACCCGGCTGATCTTCTGGCCAATCTACACGGGCATGAACCCATGACTTGAAAATGTCAGCACTGAAATGCCACAACTGGATGCCATTCTTTACAACTTTACCCCTGACATTCACATCAACCATCGAAGCCTTGTATGGCTTTTCAAGTTGATCATGGCCTTTTGTTGGTACTGCTAGGCCTTTGTGACTCCTGCAGAAATTATAAACTTCATCTGTTCTGTAGCCAGAATCGACCCCCATCTTTGAAATCGGTATTCCATCCCATGTTTTATTCAATAGATCTTCAAGCTGTTGCCACACTTCAGGCTGATCTGTATCACCCCAGAGTTCACCTTCTTCAATAAGCCAGCTGGACAGGCCTTCACCAAAACCCCTGATGACATATGGAAGGTATCCCTTCTGAACATCGACACCTGCAACCAGATTTCTGACACCTGAAGGAACTTGTCCTGTGATGTAACCTGATGCACATTCCTTGACTTCTTCCCATTTCGGCGCGTCACCTTTGACAACATAGAGCTCACCAAAGCCGGTATTGACAACAGCCTGAATTCTTTCTGGGTCACCAGATCTGACAGCATCAAGAAATGCTTTTGCACGCTGTCCAAATGTTCGCCATGGGGAACAAAGTCCTGACACCCAAAACGATGCATTGTCATTATCTGGTTCAGGACCGGAAACTATTCCATCCGTGTCAACACTTTGACCTGGCGCCACATAGACGCCCTTCGCATTCATTTCAACTTTGTGTTCTTCACCTATCAATGAACCGCAATGAGGACAACACACCCTGGCTTCTTTCAGTGCTTTTTGTGGCGTTGATTTTTCAGGCCATTTCAGCAGGGAAAACCGGGGAATAAAATATTCATCACATTCAGGACAAGGCCAGGACCATTCATGTCTTGATCCTTCTTGCCAAAGCTTCCAGATTGGTGACTGAACATCATCTTTGTCTGCAACTTCCCAATGTGTCAGGCCAGTTTCTGGGTCTGTCTTTTCATTAACATTGCCCATTGTTGGCGTGCTGGTCACGGCTGTTCTTCCATCTGGATATGTAGCATGTCTTGCATCAACCAATTCAACAACATCACCTTCACCACCTGCGCTTGCCTGCATCCTGTCATATTCATCAACAAGGCAAAGGCCTGCAGCCTGGGAAGCAAGTTCTGTTGGTGACCCTGCCCACCCCAAACGCAAGGTGACCCCGGCAATATTCTTCAGCGTCTTACTGCTCAATTTTCCCTTGGCAAGTTTCTTCCAAAGCGAAGCAGCACTTTTGAACATGGCCATGATTCTTGGTTCAATGACCTTTTCAATATTTGATTTTGTTGGTCCAACATAAAGAATCGGCGTTGGATCATCATCCAGCCTATGGCCAATAACATTCAAAAAGCTGTCAGTTTTTCCTTTCTGCGCAGAAGTTATTGCAGTTATTTTTTTGTATTTCGGGTTATAACATGCCCGAACAATAGGCAGCATGTAAGGCGTTCTTTCACTTCTGAACGGTCCTGGTTCTGCGCTTCCTTTTGGTAACACTCTGTTTTCGTTTGCCCACTGGTCCGGGCTTCTTAACGGCGGGGGTTTTAGTGCTTCGGCCATCAAGTCGAATACTGCCAAGCAGTTGAAGCTTATCTGCTGCAGATTGTCTGATTTTTCTGTTTTCATTCAATAATGTTTGCCTGATGACAGCAGCATCAGATTCTGATGCAAGTTCATGTGACAGCCTTCCTGCTTGGCCATCCATGGAAGTGCAGATAATTTGCATTGCTGATGTCACTACAACCTGAACTTCTTCCAGGTCCAATGATTTCCCTTCCAGCCTTTTCAGCAGCAGTTCTTCTTTGCGCGCCTTCAGGTCATCAAGCTTTTTTCTGCTGTCAATCATTTCATTCTGGACTTTGCCATTTGAAATGTATTGTTGAAAAATATGGTTAGTCTGCAGCAGGTCATACTTGCCGCGCTTGTTCTGTTTGAACAATCCTTCCTTGAAGTACCGGGTCACCTGCCTTGGTGAAATATCAAGAAGCAGGGCAATGTCTGCCCTGCTCACATTTTCTGGATCAGTTAAGTTCATGATTTTAAAGGTGACAATGTGACATCAAAAATGGACCTGAAATATATTCAATTCCCGCGCTGCCGTGTACCCGTACCAGCCAGCTTCCAGAGGGACCCAAGTTATTGATATCTAATAACATTTATTAAACTGACAGTAAGCAAGGTTGATCATACAACTGAAAGCGTGATGTCCTGCTCTTCCTCTCTGCCATCCCGTGAGACAATCCTACTGACAAGCGTGTATTCAGATAGGGAATCACCAGCAGACACCTTGACCCTCGTGTTCAGAAGGTCGGTGGTGACCGTTCCCTTTGTCAGCCCTGTTGGTACAGTCCATATTGTTGACTGTATTTCATCAGTAGCCTGGTCGTTATATGCCCGGCATGTCCAGACGATAGAACCATCAATGACTGTGCCACCAATGACTTCTGGCCAGGGTGGTTCGATGCTACCCGTATATCCACCGATGGTGCACTCGTATTCAA